CCTTGATGTAACTTATTAAGTAACGGGGCATTTGTTGTGGTGTTTTTAAAGCGGAATGTGTCACCACCGTCTGTTGCAAAATACGCCCCTGAATCTCCAGCAGTTCCTGTGAAAGTAGGGTCAGTTGCCGTTGCACTACCATCATCACCTAACCATACATTATAATCAGATGTACTAGCACCATCCGCCGGCGTTTCAACTAGGTTGGCCCATGTCTGCCCACTTGTGTAACTGTCTGCGATAGTTGCATCAAGGTCAAAACAAGTTGACGTTTCAACACCATCAAGATAGTCGCTGCTTGCCACAGACAGTGTTGAAACCGCTCTTGTAATTCCTAATCCTAATCCTAAACTTACCATCTGTGTTGGTGCCCCCTGTAATCCAAATTTGTCGCTATTAAGAAATTGAAAATTGTCACCGTTTTGCAATAAAAAACTATCTAAATCAACGCTTGCTGACTGGTTCTGTGTGCTTAAACTTAGCCCTAAACCCAGCCTCATAAAATTAATACCTCTTGTGCTTCATTAACAAATTTCTCAACAGTGCCTTTGCCTTGCTCTGTATTATAAACCAATTTCCACATACGCCCTAGACCCTCTATGTCATTTGCGTCTGGTAACGGCATAGGGCTGCGCCAATAATGAATCCGGCACATTGCGCAAGCGTACTTCATGTTGTATATAAGCTGGTCTGAATCTTTATAGTCTAGGTGAAAATTGTTTAACCGCTTGGCGATATCAAGCCTATAAAGAAGGTAGCTTGACCATATATCATCATGCGTTTTGGGTTCCATCTGCCAAAAGCCCAGCGCGGGGCCGTTAACCTGCTTGATGTGCGTGTATTTACTCTCTACTAATCCCGTGCCGATAACAAGCCGCATAGCAGCTTTGCTGTTCATTTGAAGCTCTCTTAAAACAGGAACCACAACTAAATCACGCAATTGCTCAAGATTCATTTATCAGCCTTGCTTTCAAGTTTGTCTATAATACGGTCAAGTGATACTTGCATTTTGTCTAATTTGCTATTTAGCTCTGATTTTGTCACGTAATCCCTTGCAACCAATAAGGCCAATGTGTCAACAGAATCATCAATCTTTTCGATTTTAACGTCTTGCTTGCTAATTGCCATTCTATTTGCCTTTGATTGCCAGAAAGCATAACCTCCCCCGCCAGCACCTGCGCCAAGGCCGAAAAGGTTAAGCAATTCGTTCAGGCTATCAATCATTCCAAACTTTCGTAGGTTGGCGGTTGTCGTAAATCTCTTTGTAACAAGCTTTTGCCGCATCGGACTTTAAATCACCGTCCGGCGCGCAATGGTCTGCGTTTGCCCATAAAAAAGCTGCTGTCATAAAAATAAGAAAATGCATTGTGATTTACTCCTTGGTTGGTTTTGGGTTATCGGACTTAATTTTTGCGACTTTTGTTTGCCAAGCACTAAGCCCGTTTTCAGTTATAAACTCTATTTGCTCTGCCACCGTACCATACGCTTTTTTTCTTTTTGCAATAGCAGTTCGCAGACTGTCTTGGTAGGTCTTTTCACTCACATCAATAGTTACTGTTTTTTGCCGGCTATTTACAGTATAGTATTCAGGCGTGTTAATGGTTGTATCAACAGACGCACACCAAGCATCAGGAAATGTTTCTGCGTTTTCCGTAAGCCAATCTTGTGCGTCACTTTCGGTTTTGTGAAAAGTAACAATCTTGTCATTATCTACAATATAATATCTCATTTTAGACCCTATGCATTTTTGTAATTTGTTTGAACAATAAACCCGCTGTCCATGTCATCGCTTGATACAGTAAAGCGAACTGCATCGACATCGGCTTCTGTAGTATGGAAGCCCCCAGCAGAAGCAATAGCGATTCCAGCCATATTTTCAATCCACTCAACCCGCCACCTGTAATAAGTAAAACTTGTTCCGGCGGGGTAAATAATTTCAAACTTAAAGTTAATTTTACCCAAACTGCTATTCGGTTGTATACCAAGAGCGCCGTTAATCTTGTTAACGATTGTCCCGTCATTTTCAGAGCCGCTATCTTCCTGACCATACAATCTGCTTACATAGTTGCCTGTCGACGTGTCCCAAGATGAACCACCGTTAGTAGAAAATTGAAAAGATAAATCTACGTTAGCTGTTTGAACCGCAATATCGTAACCCTCAAATACGCTTTTATACGTACCAGACGCGCCAACATCCGTCGTAAAATCAACGTTGGTATCGTTTGAAATTGTTTGTAGCTCAACTACCTCGGTAGCACCACCGCCACTAGCATCAACATAAGCCTTAGTCGCAGCATCCTGTGCCGCGCTGGGGTCTACAAGGTTGTTGATTCTGTACGTAGATTGCGCATCTAAGTTACCGCCCAATTGAGGCGATGCATCGTCTACCACCCCAGCCAAACCACCGCCAGCGGGGCCTTGTGCGCCCGTAACGCCCTGTATTCCTGAAAGCGTGATTTTCCAGTCAGCAAAAGTACCAGCACCACCAACCGCCGTAACATTAACCGTTAAATCAGTGCCGCTATAGGCTGTAATTTGCCCAAACATATAATTGGTTTCATCAGCGTCACTCGCAATCAAAACAAACTGACCAACACTCCATGCTTTACCGCTGGATATTGTGAATATTTTTGACCCTGTGCCGATTAGTGTACTTGTTGTACTTGTCTCAGCGGTTAAGGCGTCTTCACTTGCCGCCGCATTATTTGCAGAATTAGCCGCCGCCGATTCCGAGGCTGCTGCCGCCGCTGCGCTTGCTGCTGCGTCTGTCGCAAGTTTAGCAGGAGCCCAGACCATAACATTACCTGTGCCATCGGCAGGGGGAGATGGAATTGTTAGGGTCGTGCCGTTAATCGTATAAGCGGAGGGCGGCTGTATTTCAAAGCCTTTTCCGTTTGCAACCGTTACCGTCACATTGTCGACAGTGCCGCTAAATCCTGAACCCTCAAACGCAATAACTTGCGTAGAACCAGCAATAATGCTTTCCGTATATGTTCCCGATGAGTTTTGAGATGTGCCAGATGTGCCGCCTATTTTAGGCGTTACAGTACCCGATGAACGCGTAATTGTGTATTGGATAACATATTCTGTTTTTTCAACAAGTGTAAAGGCTGCTGTTTGCTCAAGGTCAGTTGAGGCAGTTGACGCCGTTGCAACACCGGAGCCGATAGACCAGCCAGAACCCTTAGTCCAACCGCTGTCCGTTGCAAACGTCCCGTTTGTTTGGTATGCGCGTAATGAGTTGTCGACAAAAATCATAATAAGCTTTTCGTCCGTACCAAGGTCTATCGATGTTGTAAAAGACGTATTGGCACCGTCACCGCTAAAGCTTTCAAAGTAAGCCTCTTCCGATGTTCCTGTAGCTGTAAAGCTTGTTACACCGTCGGTAGATTCAATTAAAACATCATTAGAGTCAAACAAGTCAAACCTGTAAGAGCCCTCAATAAAAACAACCGCCCGACCCTCTGAATCCAAAACAACAGGATTCGCGTTCTCTATATTCCCCGCCGCTGTGGTGAAAGATGCTTTTGGCGTTGTTGTCCCAGCGGCATAAGTGTACAACTTGCCGCCTGACAAGGGTTCGCCGCCGTCAAAAAACTGGATGAAATGTGGTGTATATAAGACTGCCATTTATTGCCCTTTTACTAATTCTTGCTTGCTTTGATTGAAAAACTTTACAATCTCGTCTACGTCTCTTGGTTTTAATGCTTTAGTTTTACCAGATATTTTTTCTAAAAAATTAAACCCTTCATCTGTAAATAATAACTCATTAAACCTAGCTGCTGCAATAGGGTCGCTTTGCACTAGGTTAACTAAGTCAGGAGATATTTTATCTTTAATCCATGTTAAGGCATCTTTTGGCACACCAATATCACCACGAACACTTTGCGCCGCTGCCGTGATAGACTGCGAAGGAATTGAGCGCGTTTTTAATAGGCTATCAATAACGCTGTTGACTTTTTCCATTTGGTTGTATCTTTCGCTGCCAACTAGTGCCTTTAGCCTTTCAGCAGAACCCTCTGATTTAAACAGGGCATCACCAAAGCGTCTGCCGCCGTACCGGGCTTCTTCTTTTATTCTGTTCATATACGCACCAGCAACGGCATCGCGCATCTTTTGGTTGTCGCCAATGTTATTCATAAATTTACGAATATACGCGGAGTCTTTTTTTGCTAAATCATTAGCTATTTTGCTAAAGTCACCCTCTGCAAAAGTCGACATTTTACCAACAGGGCTTTCCATGAGTGCCTTTAATGCACCAGCATCTTCACTATATATAGAGCGGGCTTGTTTGTAAGCGGGGAAGGCACTTTCTATTGCGCTGTCTATTTCATTCATCGCGCTTTTTACCGAGCCATACTTAACCATATCACCGGAGCGGAAAGCCTCGTCTGATTGCCTTCTGAGGTTAACCCTTGCTGCGTGCATGGAAACAGTTGAGTTATAAGGTAACTTTTCTATATCCCCGGCATTAATACCTAAATCCGCAAAATCATCCGCAACCTTAGAAAGTGTATATGGGTCTGTTCTAAAATCATCAAACGCCTTAACAACCAGCCGATTGCCCAACGCTTTTTTCATTGCCGCGCTTTCTATTGGAACCATCTTGTCAACTCCAACTGCCTCCGCATAATAAGGCGCAGCGCGGGTTTTTAATTTAAGCTTTTTAGCGTCAACTAAGTTTTTCGCCTCTTGTGAAACAACGCGCCCGAATTGCTCCGCTGGCAAGTCCTGCCCGCCCGTTGCTTGCCTTATGAGGTCTTTGTTTAACTTTGGAATTTGTACCTTATCAATGTCTTCTATGGCCTTTGCCGCTACACGTGAACCCGCAGAACCACGCGACATCAAATAACCCTGTGTTTGCATTTGGGGAATATTTGCAGTAACACCAACGCTAGGAGTGGCTTTATATTCTTTTGCTAAAGAAAGAGATTGCAACGCGTCATCAAAAGAAACACCCTCGTCGGCAAGTGTTTTCACAAACAAAAGCTCGGCATCATCTAGCGTTTGCAGCGGCTTTGGAATATCCGCTCTATTTAAGGCCCGGCTTATGCCAGCACCTACGGATTCCGCAGCATCATCAAGTTTTTTTGCAGCCCATGCGCCACTTTTAATTAGAGGGCGCATTGCTATGTTTGTGGTTTCTGCTGCTGCTTTTCCTGTCGCCGCCCCAGCTCTAGCAGTAGCACTTTGGCCCTTGATAGGTGTGAGTGCGAGAGCGAGATTCCAAGCATTACCGAAAGCCCCCAGGTTCCTTGCTGCGCGGGGGTTTTCTTCTGCAAAATCTTGATACGCACCAACGAGGCTAGACACACCACTACCCAATGCGCGGCCAAAATCAGTATTCGCAATACTAGTATAGGCATTATACGCCCCCTCCCTTATTGGGTCTTCTATAAAATCGGGCAAGGCACGAAATCCAGAAACAAGCCCCTCTGCGACCATGTCGGGCGCAAGTTGTGCGTATTGCAAAGCCTGTTGACCGACTGTCTCACCCATTGTTTGCTTGCCGCCAACATACGCTTCGGCACTTTCTTCCATTTTCCCTAACCGTTTGCGATAGTTTTCGCTCATGCGCTCAGAAAAGCCCATTTCACGCCGCGCTTTAGGCTCCGCTATCTTCATAAGCCCTTCGTCAGAATATCCGCTTAAATCAGAGGTGCCCACCATCTGCATTAATTGTTCATCACTATATTGGCTTAAATCTGCCATTAAAGCTTTCCTCTGCGTCTAAGTTCTTCTATTGCTTGTTCGCGCGTAATCTGTGGCGGGGGGCCTTGAGTCTCTTGCTGCATTCCTAACTTTGCCCTCACTATCTCGTCAACCGCTTTAAGTTTTTCATCGCGCACAGACGGATAATCGCTTCTAGTCGGCAGCATATCCATAAGGATTTTCTGGTCGTTTTCTGTAAACGTGCCCTCACCGGACTCTCTAAACAGTTGCTTTAAAACAGGCGCCATTAGCGCGACACTGCCCTCTGCGCTTTGTGCGCCGGGTGTTAATGCTGGCACTACACCCGCAAGAGGATTTGTAAGCGTGTCACCCATTTTTGATTGTATATTACCTACACCAAACTTAAACACATAATAAGCGCGTCTGTTTTCTTCAGAAACACCCTGTTTTTCTTCCAGTGCCTTTTGCTGTCTTGATTGCGTTTTAATAGCTTCTAACGCTTGTGCCTTAGCTAAGTCTTCTTTTGCGTAGGGGGACAGTGCGCCAAATTGTGAGGTGTCAATAATCTCTTGTAGCGTGGGGGGGTATTCGTTTAATTCAATATACCCCCTGATAAAATCAAGGGGTGTTAAATTCTGTGTAGTCTGCGCTACTGGCTGCTGCATAGGCTGTTGCGTCATAGCTTCGCGCGGTGATATTTGACTTGCTTGTGCTGGTGACATATTAAAAACTGGGTCGCGTGTTATTACATTTCCGCGTGCATCCATAGTTTTTTTTGATTGCAGTGCAACGTTTATTGCGTGTTGCTCTGCCTCCTGCGGATTCATAGTCCGCAGGTTATCCAAATAAATTCTATTTACTAATTGCGATTCAAAGCCACTGCCAGAAAAGGGCAGTTGTGGCGCGTTTAGTTGCCTTTGCATTTGCTGCATTTCAAGCTGGCCTTTGCCTAAATTAAGCTGACCCATTTGTTCTTGCATTTGTGCTGCACGTTTACGCGCCTCAAATTCTTCGGCCTCCCGTTGGAAGTCCGCTGTTGTCTTTCGGTTTAGTGCCTGTCCTGCGATATTAGATAGCATTAAAACAGCCCTCCTAACCCACTTAAGACCTGTGAGTACATGCGGTTTTTATTTTGCCTATTGGCCGCTGTAGTTAACGCCTCAATACCACCCGAATCACGATAAATATTCCCTAGCCCTGTCGCTGCTAATTGCCCTTGTCCGCTTAATCCTGCAAGCTGGCTATTCTGTGCAAGCCACCTGCGGTATGCATCATCATAGGTCTGGTCTGCAAGGCCTTGCCCGTATTCTTGCGCTGCTTTCATTGCCGCGCCCGATTGTGACATACCACTAGCTGCAAGCTGCCTGTTTAAAGCCTCTTGTCCCTGTTGTAGCCTAAACTGATAGCCAGGGTCTTGCGTTAAGTCCTGTGGCTGGAAGCCGCCGGCAAGGGATTGTGATAGTTGCTGCGTAGCACCCGCCCCCGCTTGTTCATAGGGTGAAAGAACACCCTCAGCACGACCCTGCGCAGACAATAACTGTTGTCTAATTTGCTCGTTTGCATCTTCCTCGCCGCGTCCGCTATACAATGCGCCGCCAACCTTCAACAATGACCCTAATTTATTCATACTTCCTCCTGTTAAACCGCTTTCGCCGCCGCCGCTTGCTAATCCAAGCCCACCAGCCGCGCGTGTAATGCTTCCTAATGCCCCCGCGCCTTGTGTCGGCCCCTGTAAACCAGCAACGCCTGTTGCTTGGTCTAATGATGCACCAGCTTTTTGACCCAATAACGGAACATTGCCACCAGCAGAAACGTAACCGCCCGCGCCGCCTAAAACACCACCCAATAGGGCTGATTTTAAATTACCAGAAGCAACGCCACCTGAAGCTCCTGTCAAAGCACCTGTGAAACCACTAAGCCCAGCCTCACTAAGCCCCAATGAACTACCTAAGGCGTTTCCGTAACCACCAGTTACGCCACCAAGTGCCGCGCCTTTGAGAATGTCGCTAAAATCACCGCCACCAGCTAAACCGCCCGCAGCACCTTTTAATGCTCCACCTAATGCCGCTTTACCCGAAAAGCCGCTAAAGATAGAGCCTAACCCTGTACCAGAGCTACCACCCGCCGCGACACCTGTTGTCCCAGCACCAAACAATGCAGGGGCAAACGCTATGCCACCAGCCAACGCCGCAGCAGGAAGGGCAAACTTAGCAAAGTTACCAAAGGCCTGTGATGGCTGTGATTCAACATATTTGCTTTGTTGGTCAAGTGTTGACCTGTAATTACCAGCCTCTGCCCTTAAAAGTTCGGCAAAGTGGTCTTCAGGGAACGGAGACTGTAAGCCCATATCCCGCGCACGTTGCGCAAACAAGTCATCGCCTGTTATATTTTCGCCTTGCTGCCTACGTCTATCAGCTTCATTATTGATTGCCACAAGCTGCTCGGTAGTAAGCCCTGCACGACCGGCCGCACTAAGCCCCTTGTTTAATACCGATTGATATTGGTCAGGGGTGTGATATGTCGTAATGCCGGGGTCTGACATAACCGCATAGCGACCATCTGGAAGTTGGCTGTGTGTCCAAGGATTCGCAATACCCATTTATGTCGCCTCCGCTATACCAACGCAAACAACAGGCGCAGTAACCGATGTCCATGCTGGAACGTAAATTCTATTATTAGATGAAACTATATGCCCCGGCCCATCGCCAAGGTTGCCAGTGACAGCAAATACCACACCATCACCAGTGAAATTAAGGGGGAAATTATCAATGTAAGTTGTGCCTGCTGTCGATGTCGTGTCTGTGGCCGGAGTTACTGTAACTGTGAAATAAGTCAGGTATTTAGAAAGCTTATAATATCTTCCAGAAATTGTAGGTGTACCAGTTGACCCTAGATTTTGAAAAGTAGGTGCCCACGCTGCACCTGAGTCGCCGTCACGAACATTATTGAAAAACAACGTCCACGGCAAGGTTGGCTTACCTTGGTCATCTGCTAACTCTTGATATATAGGGGCTGGCTGTATTGTCATGACAAGTAACTCCCCGTAACTACGGTTTTCACTGGGTCTGTCATTCGGATTTTAAATGTCATAGTCTCAGCAATTCCCAAACGCCTGAATTCAACAGATGTCTGATATTGCCCAACCGCGCCAATGCTTGCGGTGTACCAATTCGACCATGTGCGCGCGCCATCTTTAGAAAGCTGCAAGGAAACAAGTGGGGCAGAGCCTTGACCAGATTGCAGACCGACCCCCGTTTCAAAGCCAATCCGTAACCTATTGTACCTGATGCGCCTATCTTCGTCAACAATATGCGTGTAAATACGCTCACGGGCTATTTCATCCCCTGCATCGTCGTAATAATCCAAAGACATTTCATAGATATTGCCGTTTCTTCTGTCGCCTATAAGGTGCTTATTGAAGGCGAAAACATGACACGAGCCTAAATGCTGCTTAAAGTCACCATCATCATTTAAATAGGCGCGTTCGTGCCAAGCTTGTGTTGTCAAGTCATAAACAAGGGATGTTTCCAAGCCGCCGCCTGTCAAAACATAAAACACATGACCCTCTTCTTGGTAAGCCCATGCAACAATATCGCCGGGGCTAGTTGCCTCAGATATGAGCTTTTCTATTGGCGTTGTTGATATTCTTTGCGGCGAGAAGCCTTTTGCACGATAAACAATACCGGAGCCAAACTCATCCTGCCCGACCCACATTACTGTATTATCGACTTCAATCGCGCTATTTTTAGCAAGAATGCCCACTTGCATAACCGCGCCATCGATGCGCGAAAAGGGGAAAGAACTTGCCCCCGTGTTTGACCAGATTTCTGTAGACGTTTCACCAAAAAACCATAGCTGTCCAATGCCATTAATAACCGCTATCAATTCATCAGGCTTGCTTTCCGCTGTGGCAAAGTCTAGCGCAGACCATGTTGTAACATCGTTAAGGGAGGAGATGTAAAATCTTCCGCTGTCATTTTCACTAACGATAAAAAAGCCGTCAATATTTGTGACATATCCAACGCCTAACGGTAAGCCGCTAGAGGTAACTTGTGCAAAAGCATTACTGGAGTATGTAAAAGAATATAGGCTCTGCCCGTCACAAATAGCCAGTTGGGTTGTTCCCTCTGCCATTGTAACTGTGCCAACGCTTGTAAAAAAAGAGCCACGAAGGGTTGCGTTGCCGCCTGAGTCAACCTCATATAGTTCTGTTCCAGAAACAAAGAACACGCGACCATTACCGCTTTTAAATGCACCCCTATGTGGCCCCGCGCCCGCTGAGGAAAAACTAGACAGTCCGGGCGTTCCATACATAGAAGCGACCTCTTTGCCCATTTCATCCATTATCGGGAATAAGTTAATAGACCGCTGCGCGTCAAACGGCAGTGACCTTTGTTTATAAGATGGCCCGACAATCCCTATTTTCATGTAAACCATCCCGAATAGATGTTCTCAAGGTTTCCTTCATAAGAAAACGCATCCATATTCTTGTTTCTTGCGGTTGCTGTTTTAATTTTGTTTAAGCTTTCAGATGCTATAAAAGCAACATCATTTGGGACTGGCTGTCCGTATTCAGGGGCAAGCTCTAGAGCCAAGTTATAAATTAAAGCCCTCACCCATCCAGCAGGAAACTCTAAGTCTGTATTCAATGACGGGAGCTGTGTAAGCTGCTTTTCAGTCCTGATATAAACGGAGCCGGTGGTTGGAACAGGATAAAAGGTTATCTTTCCGAGCGGTTCGCTTTGTGAGTAAAACAGCACGTCAGGAATAGAGTTTTTTATGTCTTTTTGCGGAATCCCGTCATATTCAGTATCTGATATAACCTCAATGTTGTAATCAATATTACCAATGCGGGTAAAGGCCGTTAAAATTTGTAAAGGCTTTGCAGTGTTAAAATTGCCCCCAACGCCAATTGTATATTCAGCCTGCCCTGAGACTAAAGGGAAGTTTTCAGACAGTCTTGCATAGATTAATAAGCTGTCATTTGACCATGATGATATCATATCGTTAAGTGCATCAAGTCCATCGCTGGCTTCATCGCTTGCGGGTGCTTCGCTTTTTGTTAAAGCACCAATTTTCTGCAAAGCTTTTTTTACTATGTATCTAGCTGTCGTCATCTAGCTTTTTCTCTCTCTTTTTTGGTTTTTCCGCCTCAACAACTGTCCAGCCAACTTGTTTAAGCTCTTCCTTAAATCGCTCGCTTGCAAACTTCTTTACACCGTCTTTTTCGTATTCAATATCTTTCATAATTATCTCCCTTATTCAAAAAGAAGGGGGGAAGCTTTGCGGCCTCCCCCCGCTTAATTAAGCTGTAATTCGTGTAGACCACTCAGGGCGCACTTCGTCAAAGCCATAAAGAACATCAAGTCGCGTAATAACTTCGCGTGTCTTAATATCAAAATCGCGTACCAAGTTTACCGTGATTCCGTCAACAGTCTCTGTCGCTACCAAGTCAACGCCTTTAGGCGCGTACAAAGGCGCAGTCGCCATTTTGAAGGCTGAAGCATGCATAGCAATATTTTGAGCATAACCAGTCGATGCAGCACCTACAAAGGTAAGAGCTGTGTCGTTCGCTGGTAACGCACTAATATTTTGCAAACCATTTGAGCCAGCATATAGCGCGGGTGTAACAGGAATGTTAGTAGTGGACGCACCTGCACCAACAACAAACTGCTGAAGTACGCCAGTTGTTGTTTTAGTGATAGGGTGAACCTGAAACACGCCTGCAAGCGTAAAGACTGTGCCTTCGGTTGGTGCCGCAGACAGGCCTGTTACTATAAGCGCTGTTGCACCTTCAGCGGTTGAGCCGTCTGTTTCTGCACCTGTTACGTCTGAGCCGTTTGTATGTGTTGAAATAAGCTCAGTTTCATACCAGTCAAAACCATCCGCGCGGCCAATCATACCGTTTTTGTACTGTTCCGCAATAGCTGAGCTATCTTGGAAAAGACCTTTACGGGCATCAACCGCAGCAGCACCAGAAGCTGAGTTCATAAGAAGGACTCGCTTACCCGGACGACATAGGTTTTGATTTAGCTTTGTACGAGCCGCTAGAATATCAGCAACCGTGAAAGTGTTAGAACCGGCTGTGCCAACGCTGTTATAAGTCGCGTTTTTCACAATACCGAAGCAACGGCTTTCAACGCTTTGAGCTATTGCCTCAGCAGCAGGGATGCCATGACGCTGAAGTGCGCGTTTAACATCGATGTCTGTTGCAAGCTCCAAGCTGTCAAGCTTCATTCCTACTGTCTCAGTTTTATTAAGCACAAGCGGCTTCTTTTCTTCCACGGTGTCTTGAATTGTAGATGTAATATCTAAATCGTCTTGCTGTGGAATGTAACGGGGCGGAATAGATGTGTAAATCGTGTCGCCTGATTTAAAACCATTCTTGCCGTCAAAGTCGCTTTCGTCTGCTTTATCAACCAATCCACATAGGACTAAGTTGTCACGGAGTGTTTCCGCGATACCCTTGGCAAAAATGCCCGGGCCGTTCTTTACTGTATTAATAGTATTAGCCATTAGTTAGTTTCCTTTTTATTTAAGCCCTAGACTTTTCAATACGTCATCATTAGGACTAAGTTGTTTTTTAACTGAGCCAGTACCCTTTGCCTTACTAATAGGCGTAGGGGCTTGACTCACCCGTTTTTGAGGCACAGAAAGCATTTCCATCCCTCTGTTTTGAGCGTTTACAATCTCATAAGCGGCCAAGTTTGGGTCTGCATATAACAGGCCTTCAAGCTTACCTTCTTTTGCAAGCGTATAAATTGCCGCTGGTGCGTTGTCGATACTGTAAAAAATATCCGACACGCTATCCGGTAGTGCATCTAAAATATGCGCATTCTGCTGCCATACTTGCGGCAAGTCAGTCAAGGTCTGTGAAACCTCATTGGCTTGCTCTCTTATGTATTGGTCGCGTTCCGCTTTTAGTGCGTCTTGCTGTTGCGTCAATTGTTGCTTTTGCATATCGCTTTGTGATTGCGTGACTCTTTGTTCCACCAGTGTTTCAACTTGCGCATTGATATAATCGGCATATGTCTCAAAATCATCGGGATTAACTTCCTTCTGTTCTGGTGCCTTTGGCTGCTCGTTGATTTTGGCTTCAAGCTCCCGCATACGTGCGCGAAGCTTATTAAGTTGTTTGTTTTTCCGATTTAGAGCATTAACTGCTTTCTTTGGAAACTCTTCATCTTCACCATCGCCATCTTGAGAATCTTCAGTGCCTTCATTTTGCGCTTCGTCTTCCATAGATTTTTCAGGTGCTTCTAGGCTCTCATTATCGGCTACCACTTCTTCAGGTGCATCATCGATTGCATGTTGTGTTTCTTCAGTCATAGTTTTCCTCTTTCGGTTGCGTCTGTGGGTTATTCCACGACTTCTAGTATTTCGACGCATAGAGCAGCAAAGCTAACTCTTCGTCGAAAAATTCCTCTTTTTTTCTAATGGACACAGTGGGGACCGCCCGCTCTTCTTCTTGACCAAGACCCCAGCTGTTAAGCCAGCTATTGCCCCATGATTTTGCCCATGTTTTAAAATCAAATCCCATTAACTTACTGGCCCCCACTCATTCCCTGCAGCCCCAGTTCCGCCAACTAAAACATCATTAACATATTGGATATTAGCATCGACCTGCCCTGAAACTGTAAATGTTAGGCTGTCAGTCTTTGCCTTTATAGCCGCTACGTCTGTAACAATATCTGAAATTGAAGCATTGTCTGGGGATGTATAAGAGGCTGCCAGCAGTGCGTCATCTGTTCCACGCATATCAGTGTTTATCGTAACAGTGTCAACAAGGGTTACGCGTGCCACGGTATCAGTCGCAGGGTCAAATGTAGACAATCCGCTTACATCCGCCTTAAATGCATCGGAGCGTGCCCCGTCTGTAAAATATGTATAAATTGTTGCCGCATCATCTCCACCACCCCCTGCTGTTTCAACAACATAAACAGGATCGTAATCAATTTGTAACGAGTTTGAAGTACTAGCAATAATGGTTGCGCCATCATCTCTATACAAACGCCCGCCAGTTAATGTTAATGGCGAAACTTTTGTGTTGTCCAGCTTCATGTCGACTACAGTAGTATTTATCTTAA